CCGAGCACCGGCCAGGCATCGCCGATGTTGCCGGCGGTGGGCGGTTTCGGAAATCCCTGCACGTCCGGGACGGTGGACAGTGCTTGCGCGAGTTCAGCGCGCGTGGCCTTGATGGTCATCCGACCACCAGCCGGCGGTACGGCCCTTCCAGCCGGCGCACCTCGGGATCGCGTCCGGGCAGCACGAGACTGCCGGAGCCGTCCGCGTCGCCGAAGTTCACGGCGAGGGGCATCCGGCGCATGGCGAGCGCGCGGGCGCACCGGCGGAGCAGGGCTTGCCGGAGGGCGTCAGGGTAGTTGGCCCGCTCCCCGCACTTCGCCCGCTGGGCGTCCCGTTCCCCGGCCAGCACCTCCGCCAGCTGGGTTTGGCTCCAGGTACCGGCGTTCGCCCCGAGGTACAGGGCCACATCGTTCACCGTGGGCATCCCGCCCGGCGTGGTAGGCCCCACCGCGTACGCAGCCATGTCCAGGGCGTCCTCGGGTGTGGACACGTGCGCGGTCCAGCGGCCCGCCTGGGCCAGGACGATCCGGACCACCCAGTCCCCGATGGACACGTCCTCGCCCGCCACCGGCACGCTGGCGGATCCGTCCGGGAGCACCACGGCCAGCACCGGCGTTACCGCGCCGGTGGCATGGCCGAACTCGTCCACGGTGCGGAAGCGCAACGTCCAGCTCTCCCCCACCACGGCCGATGCCGAGGCGGGGGAGATCGGGGCGAGGAGGGTGGCCATCTACTTGACGATCTTCCGGCCGGTGGCGGGGTCGATGGCGAATCCGTACAGCTCCAGGTCCGTCCGCGTCCCCTCGGACATGAATTCCACGTCCTCCGCCTTGACCTCGCGGGCCCGGGACGCGTCCGGGGCCAGCCCGATGCCGTTGAGGCTGGCCACGTCCCGCATGGTCACGGGCTTGTCCGGCTCGTCCACGTACGCATCGGCCGGCGGCGTGGTGTCCTCCGGCTCGTCCGGCTCCACCATCTCGTCCACGGTGGCGTCCACGCCGGCCAGCTCGTCCCGTACCTGTTGCTCGGTCTTGCCGGCCGTGTCCACGGTGGACGGGTCCGCGGTGGCGTCCTTGTCCACCTCGGGGGTGGCTGCCTTCTTGGCTGTCATGGTCACTCCCTAGTTGAGGTGGGCGGAGCAGGTGTACGTGATGGAGTTGGCGTTGCCGTGGGTGACCGTGATCCGCACGACGTTCGGGAGCGGCTCGTTCTGGCTCACGTTCGCGGTGACCGGCAGGCCGAGGCCCACCCGGATCGTGTTGGTGGACACGGTGGCGATGGCCGCCGACGTGAGGATGTTGATGTACTTGCCGCTGGCGTTGTCCTTGCGGTCGATCGCGATGGTGATCGATGGCGTGGACGTGATGGCGGTGGCGTCCAGCACGATGACCAGGCTACGGAAACGGCGGGTATTCACCTCGACCGCGGTCGGGGTGGCCGTACGGGCCGCACTGGCGTACAGGGTCTGTTCCATGATCTCCCTTTCGGTCATCCCGCCCGGTGATCGGCCGGGCGGGGTAGCGGGGTTTACGCCGGGTCGTATGCGATGCGGCGCACGCCGGTGGTGTCCGTGCAGGCGAACGCCTTGTATCCCCAGATGCCGAGGTGGACGTAGCGAACCTCGATCTCCTCCATCGTGAGCCGGCGCGGCTCCGTGGCCCAGCCGGACACGTCGGCACGGTCGATGAGGTAGCTGTTCGCGGACACGGTACCGGTGGCTGCCAGTGCCCACGACGGCTGGATCTCCACGCCGCCCACGCTGATCCGCGAGTACCGGGTCTGGGCCTGGCCGGCGGCGTTCACCGGCGTGATGAGCGGCAGGAGCTTCCTGCCGTCCGCGTCGGTGGCGTTCACCAGGGCCTTGTACAGGTCCACCTGACCGAACGCGTCCTCCATCCGGAACCCGCCCCGGACGAACTGGAGGGCAGCCAGCTCCAGCTCGAGCGCGGACACCAGCGTGTCGTCCTGCGCCGCGGTCCCCAGCGTGATGGTGAGCGCACCCGGCAGGGACAGGCTCTCCAGCAGCGTGACCGCGGACGCCTCGAGCGCCTCGTACCAGGCTCGGACCATCTGGGTCCAGATCAGGGAGGACAGCTGCGGGTTGCCGCCCTGGTCCCACGCCTCGCGCGTGATGGACACCTTGCCGGACAGCGCCGAGGGGGTGATGGTCTGGCTCGTGGCCACGAACGTCCCGAGGGACGGCTCCACGCCCTCGGTGTGGGCGGCCACCATGCCGGAGCTGCTCGAGAACTTCGGCAGCACGAACGGCGTGATGTCCTGGAGGGTGCCCTTGTTGATCGCGTTCCAGATCGGGTACCGGTACTCCTTCTGGTCCACGTACAGGTCCGGCCGCTGGCGGTTCGGGTTCAGGGTGGCGGCATCGGCCATGTCCGTGTCGAACTGGGCGAACTGCTGGCTGACGAACTTCTCTACCCGCTGGAGGGCTTCCTTGTTGTGGTCGCGGAGTCCCTCGATCACGTCGGTGGAGAAGTCGAACTTGCCCTTGAGGAGGTTGCCCTTCCGGTCGAACCGGTACGGCTCCGGCTCCCGGACCGCGGTGGCGGCCGGCGTGGGTCGGGTGGGGTCGACCACCTCGCGCCGCTCCGGCGCCTGCCCTCCGATGCCCAGCAGGCGCTGCAGGTGACCACCCTGGGCCAGGGTGACCAGCTGTTCCGAGGTGAGCCCGAACTGGGCTTGCTCCGGCTGCCCGGCGGACGGGGCCTGCGGCACGCCCATGAGCACGCGCAGGACGGCGTCATCCCGGAACAGGGCCTGCTGTTGCTCCGAGGTGAGCTGGAGGGCCGGGGCCGGCGGGGTGACCGACGGGGCCGGCTGGGTCGGACAGGTGTGCGCCACGCCCTCAGTGAGGTCCGCGCCGCACGTGGCGCACTTACGCATGGGGTCTCCTTGATCTGCGTTCGCGGCCACCTTGGTCACGCGAGCGTCATCGAATGCGGGAACGGCAAGGAGGGAGGTCTCCCGCCAGGCCGCTCCGCCTACTGCCACCAGGAACACGCCCGGGTTCAACGGGTCGGCTCCGGCGTCGTTGATCTCGGTACCGACCGAGAACCCGTCGCGGATCTGGTCGTCCGCCTCGGCGAGAGCGCGGTCACCGTCCGGGCCGTCTTTGATCTTGTACCGGGCGAACATGCCCTCCGGCCGGTCCTCGGCAAAGACCAGCTTGCCCAGCGGCTGCGCCTGGTCATGATCGCGGAGGGCCTTGTTCCGGTGGAGCTCGGCCGGGGGCACGAGGCTGCCACGCTGGAACCGCCAGCGCTGGCCGCCCTTCCATGCCACCTTGTCCGGCCCGTACGGCAGGACGATGCCCTCCACGGTCCGGCGCTGGACGTCCACCGTGGCAAGAGGCTGGATGTCCACGGCGAACGCCAGGGCGTCCGGGGCGTCGGCGGCCATTCGCGCCGTGCGCGAGGTGATGGGGATGACGTTGCTGCCCGGCTGCGGCTCCGCGGGTTTCGGGGCCAGCTTCGCCCGCTGGCCGGGCGTGAGCGCAGCCCGGCCTTCCTCGGCGCGAGCCTCGTCATCGGTGAGCCAGCCGGTCACGCCGGCCAGCTGGTACACGCGCGCCCTGGTGAGGGGGTCGGCCCGCAGGTACTCGTCCAGGTCGAACGCCACGGTGTAGCCGCGCTTGGTCACGTCCCCCATGCTCAGGCGCTGGGTGAGCGCGGCCAGGTACGGGGAGAACGTGTCATTGATCCGGTCTTGCCGCCGGTCCACGCCGTTCTGGTACGTGCGGGAGGTGGTGGACACGTTGAGGTCTTCGGCGTCCAGGCCGGTGGCGTTGGCGATGGCCACCGTGGCCGCGCGCAGCTGCTCCGCAAGCTGCAGGTCCACCGGGGTGACGTTCTCCACCTGGTTGTAGCTCAGCGCGGCCGGCACGTACGCGGGGGTGCGGTGTCTGCGGGGCAGCTCCCACTCCTTGAGCAGGGCCACCACATCGTCATCGGTGATGGGGTCCGCGTCCTCGTTGGGCGTGAAGTAGTCCAACGGCCGCGGGTTGTTGGCGTACAGCGCCGAGGTGGTGTCCAGCAGGAGCGCGCGCTGGATGACCCGGCCGCCGGAGCGGAGCAACCCCGGGTTGGGGCTGTCGAACCGGATCATGGACGTGGCGGGGACAGGAGAGCCGTCCACGTACACCACCGCATCGCGGGGATCGTGGCCGGCGGGCAGCGGGGACACCCATCCGTTCGTCGGGGGCTGGAGGCTGACCGATCCGACGTCCTTGTGCTGGGCGTACAGCGGGTACCCGTCCGCGCCGAACTGGATGATCTGCCACCACGAGATGCCCTCGAACAGGAGATCCTCAAGGGTCTGGGCCAGGGTGACCACGTTGGCCACGTCCGGGTCGATCTGCTCCAGGAACGGACTGCGGGCCACGTTGAATGCGCGGTCCTTCTGGACCAGCGGGAGGGTGGCCGGGGAGCAGATCAGGTTCCGGGCGCGCAGCACGGAGGAGACGGAGAGGGCCTCGTCCCGTCCGGCCCGGGGCAGGAGGCCCCGGCTGTTCATCTCCAGGAGCACCTGAGCAATGGGCCGCGGTGGGGTCTCATCCGCGCCGAAGGTGGCCAGCCTGACGAACTCGGCCACCCGGCGCATGATCCCCATGGCGCGCAGTGTACATGCCCATGTCCGAATATCGGACGGGCCAGATGGACAGTCCCGCCCGGGCGGCCGGACGGGACTGCGCAGTAAGGGTACAGAACGGGCAAAGGCCCCGGTTTCCCGGGGCCCCTCGCCTCTCAGTCCTCGTCCGCGTCCTCCGCCTCGAACACCGCGGGCCAGGTCCGCTCGATGCCCTCGGCGTTCGCCTTCAGAAAGGCGTTGTCCGCGCGCATCTCGGCCGCGGCCAGTTGCTCCATGGCCCCGTCCGGGAGCCGGATGATCAAACCCGCGTAGACGGCCGGGTGGAGCCGGCGCAGCTTGCGGACCAGCAGGCGCAGCGCCTCTTCGGTGGCCTCGACCTGGGTCATCTCGCTCATGTCCACTCCCTCGCTCGTTCCCTTGGTGTACCCCAAGTGTAGTACAGATTCAGGCCGAGCGCAAGGGGGTCAATCCTCGCGCGCCACGATGAGGCGCGGGCGGCCCACCGGGGCGGGCATGGTGCGGGCGAGGTGCACGGCACCGGCCATCGCGTACGCGGCATCGATGTGGCCGTCACCGTGCCGGACGAACACCCACGCGTCCCCGCGCTTGAGCCGCTCCGCCTCAGCCACGTGGGCGTCCAGGAGCAGGTCGCCGGAGTGCATGAAGGCGCGGTTCCGCACCTGTTCCTCCAGGCCCATGCAGGCAGCGGAGGTGTCCCCGCGGATGGCCTCGGACACCCGCTTCCACCGCTCCACGGAGTAGCCGGCGGGCCGCTCGAGGTCGGCCGCCATCGCGGCAGCCGGGCCGGCGGGGAACCACCCGAACTTCTTCGGGTTGATCTTGGCCAGCAGCTGGGGAAGCTCGGCGCGGGCGCGGGCAATCGAGTCCCACGCCCCGGCCAGCTCGCCGCGCACCTGCCCGCCCGGGAGCTGGGCAGCCACCGCCAGGGTCACGTGCGCACCATCCATCGACACATCGAGACACGCGGCCAGCCGGTCTCGCGCGCCGTCCAAGGTGCCCGGCTTGCGGCAGCGTAGCCACGAGCCGGGGTCGATCGCGGGGTTCATGACCTTGACGCGGATGCACAGCTTCTCGGTCTTGAACCCGGTCAGGGCCTCCCCGCCCTTGCGCACGGCGGCAGCCGCCTCCAGCTGGAGATCCTCCAGGGTCTTGCCGCCGTAGCCCACGCGGGGGTTGGCCTGGAGGATGGCTGCCGGGTCGGTTGGGTCGGCATCCTGCGGGTTGTCCCACGCGAACAGGCCCACCCGGTAGTTGCCCACCCCGTGCTCGATGAAGTCGGTGGCCTCGGACACCTGCGTGTTCAGTACCACGGAGGTGTCATCCCCGGCGTTCGAGGCGCCCCAGAGCTGGCTGTCGTCGTACGAGCACGCCGGCTCAATGGCATCCCACGCCGAGAAGTCCTTGTGCTGGCGGAGCTCGTCCACGATCCCGCGGTGCACGGTCAGGGACCGGCCCCCCTCGGCATTGGCCGCGGCCACCTTGTACCGGGGTCCCTGGCTGTCTTTCTCCCGGATGAGCTGGCCCTCGTCGTCGCGGTCGTAACCCCACATCTCGATGTTGCCGGCCCCGGATAGATACCACCGGTCCGGGTCATAGAGGCCCTTCAGGGCAGTCGATTTCCGGATGAGCTTGCGTGTCCTGTCCCACGTCTCTTTGGCGTACTCCAATTTCGTGGATGTTCCCAGGATCATGGGCGAGTCGTCCACGAACATCCAGTACGCGGGCAGGATCACCACAACCTCGGTCTTACCGTTCTGGCGCGCCACCAGCACGATGATGATCCGGAACCGGGGGCGGCCGTCCGGGAGGAGCTCTCCCGCGTGGATCATGAGCCATTCCTGCCACGGGAGCGGCGGTCGCTTGAGCCGGCGTTTCGCGAACTGGATCTGGTTGAAGCCCACCGATGTGTCGGGGGTGAGCTCCCGGAGCGGCGGAGTCCAGAGCCGCGGGGTTGTGCTACCGAACGACTCTGAGCCGCTGGGCCTCGGCTCGCTCGGCGTCCAGAGGTTCGACGGACTTGACACGCGGGGCCTCCGGTTTCGCACCGGTCCCGGTGGCCGGCAGGGTCAGATTGAGCGCTGTCAACGCTGCCAGCAGTTTAGGCCCGAGGTCCGAGGCCACGGAGTGCTCGGCCAGCGCGCTCGTGATCACCCGTTCCATCTCGTCCAGGTTCTTCCGGTCCGTGGGCAACAGCCGCGGGTGGCTGTCGCGATAGTCCTGGACCACGTGGACCAGGAGCCCCAGGTGCTTCGCGTACCGTTCGGCGGCCACCGCCTCATCCAGCAGTTCCGCGTACCGCCGGACGAGCGCCAGCGCGGCCCCACTGGCCCCGGGGACGTTTGCGCAGGTCAGAGCCTCGTCCAGTGCCGGGACCAGCTTGGTCAACTCTGTCATGATCAAATTCCCTTAACCGGAGCGGTGTTCCGCTTGGAGAGAAAAAAGGAAGCTAGGGACGGGGGTCTCGGGGGACCCCTACCACGGAAGAATGGGTTTGTCAAGAGCTGAGCTGACTTATTCTTACCAGGTGGTCATGGGTCTGGGCTCAGGGTCATGGGTGCGGTCGGGCTCACCAACACGCAGGTTGCAGGGGGTGCACGCTGCGACCATGTGGTCCATGTCCCACCCCGTCACCCGCTTGCCCCTGGTGTGGTGCACGCAATCGGCCACACCCATGCAGTGCCGGGTGTGGCCGTCCCTCGTGGTCCAGGTACCGGGGAGCTTGAGCTTGCACTTGTACTCGTCACGCAGCAGAACCCGCCGGTTCACCGCCTGCTGCGCCCTGCTGGTACTCACGCTCACAGTATGCGTGCACAAGCCCGATGGGCGTACGGGTGCGCCACGCGGTGGCGTCCTCGGACAGGATGGCGTGCCGGCAGTGCTTGCACGTGGAGCGCACCGGAGGCGGACCGAACGTGCTCTTACGGGTGCGGGCGCGTTGAAGTCCGACATCACGCACCACCCGTGATCAGGGACAGGACATCGGTGGCGAACTCGAACTCTTCCGGCTCATCGTGCTGGCACCACGTGGTGCCAACCACCTTGTCCGGGAACAGCCTGCCCACCACGTGCAGGGACGGACAGGTGCGAACGTGCATGTTCGGGTGCTGCTCCCGCACGATCGACACCACGTAGGCGGCGGCCAGGTCTTCCGGCTTCATGACGATCCTTCCTTGCCCTTGCGGGGAGCGGGGGGTGCGTAGGGCGTCGGATACGCCACCCACGTCAGCCCGTATCGCGTATCGATCTTCCGCACCGTGTAATGCCGTTCGGATCGGGTCGCGTCCCGGAAGGCCAGCTGCAAGAACTCCTCCCACTTCACGATGATCCTTCCTTGCCCTTACGGGGGCGGTTGCGGGCCGCGGCCCGAGCGCGTTCGATCTTGTCCAACTCGCGCGCCTCCACGGCCTTGAACCACGCCTCGCCCACCACGCCGCGGGCGATGATGAACTCAGTCAGGTCCATCCTGGTGGCGTGCCGGAACCGGGGACGGATGCCGGGCAGCCAGATAGCGGTGGAACGCCA